GAATGTTGTTTCCTCTACCGCAATTGGTGTCTTAGGTGGTAACGTAAGTGCTAATGAATTAATTTCAAGAGCAACTGGTCAAGTATTTAATCCAAACCTGGAACTATTATTTGATGGTGTTGGTCTTAGAAATTTCCAGTTTAGCTTTGAATTCTTTCCAAGAAATAAGAAAGAAGCGGAACAAGTCATTCTTATTATTCGTACCCTGAAAGCAAGAATGAGTGCTAAGAAAAACGCAAGTGGAAACTCTAAGATTCAAGGTGTCTTCATTTCCGCTCCAGATCTTTTCCAACTGACTTATATGAAAGGTGGTAAAAACCACCCAATATTGAATAAGTTTAAACCAATGGCTCTGGTAGATCTACAAGTGAACTACACAGGTTCTGGAACTTATTCAACCTTCTGGGATGGAACACCAACTCATATAACAATGTCTTTATCATTTAAAGAACTTAATCCAATATACTTTGAAGATTATAACGAGGAGCAATATAGTGGTCCATATGCTCCAGGTGAAGATCCAGTGAACCAAGGTCATGCTGTAGGTTACTAAAATGAGTTACTTTAGAGAACTACCAGACTTATTCTATCAGTCCCCATTTAAAGATAGAACTTCATCTACCGAATATGTAAGAGTAAAGAATCTTTTTAGAAGAGTCAAACTTCGTGATGACTTACAGAATGTTTTTACTCTATTCAACAAATACCAAATCCAACAAGGAGAAAGACCAGAAACTGTCGCCAATAGACTTTATGGTGACGTATCTTATGATTGGGTTGTTCTTTTAACCGCTGGTATTGTAAATGTTAGAGACCAGTGGCCACTTTCAGATTACGAACTTTATAAGTATGCAGAAAATAAGTATGGTAGTAATCTGAATACAATTAGATTCTATGAAACAACTGAAGTGAAAGATTCTTCTGGAAGGCTTATTCTTCCTAAAGGTAAAGTTGTAGATTCAAATTTCTCAATTCCAAATCCAAATATACCAACAGCAAATTTAAATCCTGTTGGTGGTGTTACTAACTATGAGTATGAAGTAAGACTAAATGAGCAAAAGAGACAGGTCTATCTATTAAAACCAGACTACCTACAACTCTATCTTAGTGATATGAGTAGAATTATGAAGTATGAAAAGTCTTCTCAATATATCAATAAGCAACTTGCTGCTACTGAAAATACTAGAAACACTTCACCACAGTAACTCTAAATTCTTATCAAATATCATCACATATCGGTGTTTGCGGGAGCGTTCTTTCCATTCTCCTGCAGCACCTTTAATTTTGCCTCTAGAGTGTTTAGTTCCGTCTGCATAGTAGAAATCTTTCTTTGGGTCTGTGAGTCCGCAATACTTAAAGTTACAAGCGCGATAGATTGTACCAGAATGAAAATCACTATCAGCGTAAGAGATGACTGCTTTAACTTCAGTATCCTTCCGTAACTGTCTAATCGCTCTTGAAACAAACCAAGAAGTGATATTATATTCTGCTCGTTGGGTTTCAGGGTGTACGCAAAGGCGTGAAAGTTCAAAGAGTCCTTCTTGCTCATTTCGTGCTAGTCCAAATGCTCCTTGTGCTACTTCTGGGACAGGGAGACCTGTAAAGATACAGACTCCTTTAATACCACCAATATTCAGTGGGCTAAAATCATTGCTCTCATATAAACCGTAGTTATATCCGCTCTTAAATCCTTTAGAAAAGTCCTTAAGATAATGAAACCGCAGAAGTAACTCTGCGGCTTCGGATTTACTTACACGGTCAATGTAATAATCTGTTTTCACTTGAACAGTAAATTAATGTATGCTGCTACAACTAAAAGTATTAGGCAGATTTGATTATACTTCACTCTTCAGCAAGTCGTGCAAAGTAAGAAAGAGTATCATCATCCTCATCTTCGTCAGCAGAAGATACAGTGCGAGTAGGTTGAAGAGAATTCAGTTCTCCACGAAGATCTTCCGTGAGTTCACGGGAAGAACCACGAGTGTATTCTTCTTCTTCACCCTCATCAGGATCTTGATAGCGAGGAGTGCCCTTGTTACCAAGAACATAGTCAAGGCGCTTCTTCAGATCATCATAAGACTTGAACTGATCAGCAGCAACAAGTTCAGCGAGAGAATACTGCTTCTTCCAGATTGCTTCCATCGCATCGTCATCTTCCAGAAGAGCATCGGGACGAGCAAACTCACTGGAGTCGTAGTTACGATAACCAGCAACGTTCTTTGCCTTCAGTTTGAAGTTAGCACCCTGCCAGAAATCGAACGGATCAATTGCTTCCTCATCCTCAAACTCAGGTTGCATCGCAGCAGTGAGTTTGTCGAAGATCTTCTTACCGAACTTATACAGGAAGACTTTACCTTCGTTAGAGGGGTTAGCGGGATCCTTGACCACATAGATGTTAGCAATGTAAGTCAGTTTACGCTTCTGTTTACGTGCCTGTTCTTTACCCACATCAGTGCCGTTGTTCCACAGCATCGTGTTGTGCTCAGACACAGGATCCTTCTGACCCAGAGTGGTCAGAGAGTTCTCAATATACCAACCACCAGGACCTTGGAATGCGTGACTGTAGAGTTTCACGAACGGAAGGTCCTCACCGTTCGGAGCAGGCAGGAAACGGATGACGGCATAACCATTGCCGCTCTTATCACATTCTAGTTTCCACAGGCGCTCATCGCCACTGGAACCGCCATTGTTATTCATTTTTTCGACTTCCTTGACCAGTTTTGCGGTCAGGGAGCCAAGCTTAGATTGCTTCTTAAGGTCTGCGAAAGACATTTGGATTACCTCGGATTAATTGGATTCGGGGGATTACTCGGATAGTATAACAGGGATGCCCTCAGTCGTCAAGATATTGCTTGAGGGATTCGATTGTCTGATTCATACTGTCGAATAAAACTTGCATATCGGTCTCTGGTGGGAATCCCATCAGTGCTACCGATTTGCGAAGATTCTCTTTCATCTCAACCGCCTGTGGGTCATCTGAAAGAGACAATCTAGTATACATGATCCTTTGCTTTTCTAGCAAGGTCTGTAACTTTTCAACGTGTTCTTTCTTGGTTTCATTATCCATTACACCAAAGGTAAGGATACTTCCATAGATTTGTTCTTGAAGATTATTAATTTCTTCAAGTTCTTCTTGAATAATATCGGATTTAAAAAATTCACTCATTGATAATGGACCGCAAAATCTTTCGGTAGTTGAACACATCAATATTTAGGAATGGGGAATATTTTTTCAATTTCAAACTTACGGTTTCCCACACAGGGTCCAGAAGTTTCTTATCAAAATCGTTTGAGAAATGGAATATTTTTTCGTAGATTGTGAAAGTTTCTAGCGATAGTTGCCCGCTTAGAAACTTTTTGAGTATCGGAGGGTGACCTTTGGTACAGTTGAACAAACTCTCTAACTCGTTCTCCGATAACAATTCGTTGCTTTGCTCTTTGAATAAGTAGGTCAAACTCTGTTGACGCCTCATCCACTCTGCGTATGTTCTTTCGCCAGAATTGATAATTTCTCCAATCCATAAGTTTTGTGGGTTGTCTGCGGATACAAAATTTGCAAGTAGAAAGTCTTTGACTTCCTCATCAGAATATTTACGGCTGGTCTTCTCAAACCAGTATTTGTCTTTACGTTTATTGAAAGAAGTCACAGTTGCCCGTGACTTTCCTCCATACTTAAAAAAGTCATATTTACTGTTCGTAAAATGACTTTTCATCGAAAGATAAGTTTGATAAGTTTCAAATGGTGACATAATAAACTTCAAAAATTACTTTCCTCCCCAAGCAGTATATCTTGATTTTTCAGTATCACTCCATTGTCTAGCAACAAAGTCTTTACCAACACCAGTTCCCTCAACTCCCTTTAGTTTTGAAAGAACTTTTGGTGGGGTATAACCACCGCCATATACAGAAGAAATGCTAAATCCAGCTCTTGCTAAATCATTGCGAATTGAGGAACTCATTGCTCTTTCTCCAATCTTATCATCAGAGAAACCTTTTTGTACCCCACCAGAAGGTCTATACATTGGGATATCAAATGCTCTATCAGAATAGTGCCTTGATCCTTTAGAGTGCTTTCCTCCAGAGGTGGAACCAATCTCCCAACCCTGTTTTTTCATCCATGCTATAGCAGCATCTCTAGTCTTTTTATCATCAAACTCCAAATGATCATGATAATTTTTACCACCATGACTTGGATCATATCCTCCGTGAGTTTCGTCACCAGTGATATATCCAGCTTTCATTTCGTTTATTACAGATATAAACTGATTAAACGTTTTCATTTGAAGTTGTCTTTTATGTATTTAGTTTACAGAGGAAGTTTTGCCTTCGAAGTCTTCTTCATAAAGTTGAGACGGATAGCATCCCACTTCAATCTCTCTTTTAATGGTTTTGAGATAAGCTTCGTGACTGATTCTACCTCAAGACTGTTAATTTCACAATAGTGACAGATAGCATCAATGTAGTTGAAGTTTTCTTCAATCACAATCTTCTCAATTTCAAGAGCGAATTTAGAAGGAGTCAGAAACTTACTTTCTATTGCTTGTTCTAGTTCTTTGTTATTTTCCATAGAGTTCCAGTTTATCTCTAACAAACTTTCTAATGTATTCGCTGAGAAGTTTGATGTACTTTGATTTGTCTCGTTCTTCATAGACGACGCATTCTCCATTTTCACAAGCCATGATGATTACAAGTTTTTTAACTGAAATACCAGTCAGTTCGTACAGCATACATCCGTAAGCCATACATTGAACAAAATAGTGTTCGATCCACTCTCGTGGTTTTGGTTTTTTAGAAGTCTTAAAGTCGATTATAGCTAACTCACCGTCATATTCAGCGATGCAGTCAACTGTCCCAGCAATACCTAGTTGCTTACTATATAGGGACCCTTCAAGGGCGTAAATATTATTTATACGATTTAAGTCTGATTTTGAAATTTTAAAGAGGAAATCAGAAATTGGTTGTACTTTTGGTAGTTCTTCATTCTTCAGATGATGTTCTACCAGAGTATGCATGTCTGTACCACGACTTGTTGCTGCCTTCGTGATACGATCTGCTTCTTCATCACCGACTTTCTTTCTCCAGTTGACGAAAATCTCCCTATTAAAATGACTGGTCACCGAAGTGATGGAGACCAGTCTAAGAAGTTCTTCTTCTGTAGGAACTCTGTAATACCTTACACCATCAATAGTCTCCCTCTCAAGTTGAGGGAGATCAATATCAACATGACTGAACATTAAAAACCTGCTTCCATTTTTGCGAGAATGTATTCTTTAACAAGTCCAGAGCGGACAATATCATCAACCCCAAATTCAATTATATCAAAAGAAGGCATTTTACGCAATACACTCATAAAATCATGAATACCATTACGCTCATTTGACTTCTGCAAATCAGACTGAACCGCATCACCACAGAAACAAATTCTAGTATTTTCACCAACACGAGTGATAATAGAGTCTAATTCATGGAAGTTTAGGTTCTGATATTCATCAACAATAATAATAGAGTTATCAAGTGTAGTTCCACGAAGGAACGAAGTACTCCAAAACTTGATTGTTTCTTGTGACTTGAGATTACCATAGAGCATCTCGAAATCAGCATCACTAGGCATCTGGAACATATATTTCACCATATTCTTATAAGGAATTTGGTAAATATCCGCCTTATCTTCATGAGAACCAGGAAGGAACCCAATCTCTCTGGTAGCAACTAGAGAACGAACAAGGTAAATGCGTTCATAAGGTGTATGTTCATTCAATACATCTTGAAGAGCATTATAAAGTGTGATAAAGGTTTTACCAGTACCAGCACAACCATATGCTACTAAATGTTTACCTTCTTGATAGGAATTAAATAATCTTTTTTGATTATCCGTAAGGGGATCAATATCAATAAGGTAATCGGAACTTAGAGGTTTCTTCCTCTTCATCTGCTTTGCAGTGAGACCAACCCCGATAGGTTGCTCTGCAGACGATCTTTTTCTTCTTGCCATTAGATTTTGTTTACTTTAGAACCAGGCATTTTCGCTGCACGGTGCAGCACATCGTTCCATCCAGGATTCTTCTTCCTGAGTTTGTCCTTCCACTCACCCACTTCACCAGGTTGTGGGCAGGTAGAAGGATCAGACCAGTCTCGAATCCATTCTGGATTTTCCACTTTCCACTGGTCCCATTCGTTGACGCTCATCGTCACTTCTTTTTGTTCACCAGTTTCTTTGTGGACTACAGGATATGTTGCCAAAATTTTCACCTCCTAATGATATGAACTTATTTATTGTTTAAATGAGAAGATATTTTCATAATATGATTGGTAAAATCTTCCAAAGATAAATCCCACTTCATCACATTACAAATTTTACAGCAAGGGGTACAATTATCTTCTGTATAACCTTTAGTACTATCAATCCTATCAATTCCAGTATATAAAAAATCACCGCCAGTTTTTGATTGCGATTTTTTTACGGAAGATAATGAATCACCACAATAAGAACAAGATTTTACTACATTTTCTGTAAAAAAATTTACATCAATGTCAAAGTTTAATCCTCTTCTATTAGCAGAAGTTCTATATGTGGAGTATAGGTCGTTTTTTGCGGCTTCACCATAAGATAATTTCCAAGGCATATTTTTTGCCC